AATATGGTATCGCATACACATCTTCCGCTAAAGAAAATGTCGTTGTAGAATATGAGCATATTGATGATGTTTCATATCTTAAGCGTTCTTTTGTCTTTAGAGATTCGTGGATGTTTGCACCTTTAGATAAGAATTCTATACAAGAAACGATGCAATGGTGCCGTATGTCTAATACACATATTGATGAGATAATGCAAGCCACATTTAACTCTTTCTGTCAAGAAATGGTTCATTATGGTGAAGAAGAATTCAATGATTATGTTGATCATGTAATGAGTGTTGCATGTAGATTGCCTGAACCAGTTGTTCTGATGAGATCTGAGTATCATACTCTTCTGAAGAACATGATTTCGCAATCTTTCTAATGGTAATATCCAGTGACAAAATAAAGTGTTGATTATTTGTCACTGTTTACTGAGTGGAGACTCACTACTCTCAACACATGTAGCTTTTTGCTTAAGGTTGCATTCGCTACATTATCAAAAGCCTTACTGAAAATACAAATTCAGAAAAATCTGCGGCTCCTGCAGTAGCCCCAAATACTGTAGAAACCCTTTCAGGAGATCAGACTGAGCAGTCTGTGCGTTTCGCTGATGTTGCACCTATTGTCATTGAAGACAATGATGCTGAAACAGTTCGTACACACAACATCTCTTTTATGACTCCAACTCTGACCGATTACGTTTCCCGAGTATACCCTATTGCAAATTTTACATGGGACGGTACTCAACAAATTGGTGCTCAATTAGCTTTAATTGATCTACCAGACGTATTTTTCGATTTCAGAGCAATTCGAGAGAAACTCGCAAAGTTTAGGTATTTGAGAGCCTCTATCAAAATTACCATCAGATTGAATGGAACTTCGTTTCATTATGGTAAATTGATAGCTGGTTGGTCCCCATCCACTTTGGATACAGGGGCTATACCTTCTTTGTATACACTTACTGATAATATTGTTTCAGTATCTGGGTTTCCTCATGTTATTGTTTCAGCAGGTATGAACGAAGTAGTCGGACTTGAAATACCTTTTGTCTATCCGTACAATTATCTCGATTTGAGTAATTCGGATGACAGAACATCTTCTCAAGCTAGGCTTTTCGTTTATGTCTTGAAC